TTGCCCCCGCGCCCATCACTCTCTTTATCCAAAGGGAAAGCGTTGGAACGGAAAGGGAAAGGTCATGACCAACCGCGAATTGAAACGATCGTGCAGGATGCGGCCGGCTCGTATGGGCCAAATGTTGACGAGTGGGCTCGGAGGGTTCTCGGTGTGGAGCTGATGCCCTGGCAGCGCCACGTTCTCGACGGTCAGCTCAGCGTTGACGCAAACGGTCGATGGTGCAACCCTCTGTCACTTGTCAGCGTTGCGCGCCAGAACGGCAAAACCGTTGCGCTCAAAGCGTTGCTCGGATGGTGGCTGACGGAATACAGCTTGGAGGCTGGGCCGCAAACGATTCTGTCGACTGCGCACCGGCTTGATTTAGCGACTGCGTTGTTTCAGGATTTGGCGCCGACCCTTGAAGCCAAGTTTGATGTCAAAGCGACGTGGGCTTACGGCCGTAACAGCATCAAGATTGGCGATTCGGTTTGGCACGTCAAAGCAGCGCGGCCTTCAAGCGGTCACGGTATGTCTGTCGACCTGATCATTGCCGACGAAGTGTTCGGTATTGATTCGGAGACTCTGGACATTGGTTTGCTGCCGACGCAACGCGCTCGGCCTAATCCGTTGTGCTCGATGTGGTCAACGGCCGGCACTGAGGACAGTGTTGCAATGTTGCGTTGGCGTGAGCAAGGCATCCGCGCGATTGACGAAAACAAATCAACTGGCATCTACCTCGCTGAATACTCGCCGCCACCTGAGGCAGACCCGATGAGCCCTGGCGCGTGGGAGTATGCCAACCCGGCGCTCGGCCACACGCTTGACATTCGCACCATTGAGCAAGAAGCGAAATCACCGAACCGCGCTGGCTTTCTCCGATCTAGCGTGAACCTATGGGTTCAGTCAGAGCTTTCGTGGCTTTCGCCAGGCAAGTGGGAAGGATGCGTTACCAAGCTGCCTCCGCTGCCTGGTGGCGTGCTGGCAGTCGAAGTAGCAGTGGACGACGGCCGCTACGTGGCAGTACGTTGCAACGGCAACAGTGCTGGGATGCTGACTGCGACTGTCGCGTTCATGTGCGAAACCGTGACGCAGGTTTGGGATAACATCCGTCAGCAGTTGGCCTCCAATCCCGGCTTGCAAGTTGCTATCACGCCCACACTGGACACCAACTGCCCCTCCGATCTGCAACGTCGCAGGGTGCTTGTCGGTTATCAAGAGATTTGCCGCTTCACGTCAATGGTTCGCTCACTCATCAATGAAGGGCGTGTTGCGCACACTGGCGAAACGATGCTGGCTGAGCACGTCGGCCGCGCTGTCGCGGTCAAGACACCTGGCTCAATTGCATTGAGCTCAACCAAATCATCTGGCCCGATTGAATTGGCCCGGTGTCTGGTGTGGGCTGTCGGTATGTCGTCAAGGCCTAGGCCGATGGTCAATCGACCTGTCATTGCATCAAGCGCCTAGACTGACTGCACGATGGCTGTTTTCTCGCTCAAACGCGCAATCCCCAACGCACCCAAAGCCCAAGTCGCCGCAGCTGGCGCCGCCGGCAATCCTCTAGTCGGCAACTTCATGACGTACACGGCCGACTTCAACCGGTCGGCCGCCATACAGATTCCGACAATCAGCCGTGCGCGCGATCTTATTTGCTCGATGGTCGGCTGTCTTGAAATCCATCAGTACGGCAAACAGTGGATGGATGACGAATACGAGGACATTGAGCTGCCAGACGACACATGGTTCCATCAGCCAGACCCGAACGTGACACGCAACTTCATCATGAGCTGGACAACCGATGACCTGCTGTTCTACGGCCGCGCTTTCTGGATTGTCACCAGCCGCTTCGGCAACGGATTCCCGGCCACATTTACTTGGGTGCCAGCCAACGACGTGCAAACGCGCGACCAGGCTGGCCCACAATGGTTCGGGCCAAGCAAAGAGGTCTATTTCAACGGCTACAGGCTTGACCCCAACGACGTGGTGCAATTCCTCAGCCCAATCCAAGGCCTGTTGACCATGGGCGCACGATCAATTCGCACCAACATCAACCTCGACACCAGCGCCGAGCGTTTCGCCAAGAATCAAACGCCAGCTGGTGTGCTCAAGCAAACCGAAGGCGAGCCGTTGAGCGCCGAGGAGCTGAGCGAATTGGCTGCAGGCTTTGCAGCTGCACGAAACAACAACGCCATCGCTGCGTTGAATCAGTACGTCGACTGGAAAGAGTCGTACATGGATCCGAGCAAGTTGCAGTTGACCGAAGCACGCACGTATCAAGCGCTTGAGATGGCGCGCATCGCCAACATTCCGCCATACCTGGTCGGCGCACCGACCGGCAGCGGCATGACATACCAAAACGCACAACAGGCACGCCAAGACCTGTACCTGTTCGGCGCCAAGCCATTCATTGACTGCATCGAACAAACGCTCAGCATGAACAACGTGACGCCACGCGGCCGTTACATTTATCTCGACGTAGAGTCATACTTGGAGGAAGCACAGATGGAGCCCGACCAGGACAACGCTGCACCTGGTCGGGCACCTACCAACGAAACCGAGGATGACAATGATTCGACTAACAGCTGACGACACATTCGTACTGGCCGAGGAAGGCGAATCGCCACGCACCATTTCGGGCATCGCCGTGCCCTGGAATGTTGAAGCCACCGTTTCGGATGGCACTCGCGTGCGCTTTGAGCGCGGCAGCCTCCCGATTAGCGGCAAGAAGCCCAAGCTGCTCAAATACCACGACTCAACCCAGCCTGTCGGTGTCGTCACCGGCCGAGTCGATAGCGAAAAAGGCATGGTATTTACGGCGCGAATCAGCGCCACCAGCGAAGGCAACGACATGCTCGAACTCATCAAAGATGAGGCTGTTGACGCTGTCTCCGTTGGCGTAGACGTAATTGATGCCAGGTACGACGACAACGGCACAATGGTCATCGCCAAAGCCGACTGGGTCGAGCTGAGCCTTGTGACGCAACCAGCGTTCAAGGGTGCTACCATTACAGATGTTGCAGCGACCGAACCACAGCGAGAGGAATCACAACCAATGTCCGAGAAGGTCGAAGCAACCGCCGCAGCCGTGACTGAGTCACCTGCCCCCGCCCCGACGATGATTTTTGCCGAGCCTAAGAAGGACTTCAAGCTTCCTTCGGCCGGTGAATGGATCAGCAAGGTTCTCTGCGGTGGCGCAGAAGCCCAGCAGTTCTTTGCAAACATCAAGGCCGCCGCGCCCGACGTGGTCACCACCGACACGCCTGGCATCCTGCCTGAGCCGATCCTCGGCCCGGTCTACAACAACTTCCGTGGCCTGCGCCCGGTTGTCGACGCCATCGGCGTCAAGGCCATGCCTGGTGGCGGCAAAGTGTTCCGTCGCCCCGAAGTGACGACCCACACGACCATCGGTCTTAGCAACGGCGAAAACCAGCCGCTTGACTCTGGCACGTTCGTTGTCTCCAACAACAACGTCACCAAGTCGGTCTACGGTGGCTACGTCAAACTGTCCGAGGAGGACATCGACTGGACTGAGCCCGAAGTGCTCAACCTCTTGGTCGATGACATGGCTCGCATCTACGCGAACCAGACCGACGCAGTTGCCTGCTCCGATCTCGCCAGCGGCACATCGGCCAGCACCACGAACTTCACGGTCGCCAACATCGCCGACCCGACGGAATGGGCGCTCTGGTCATACACGGCCGCGCAAGCCATCCTCACCGGCTCAAACGGCTGGCTCCCGACCCACCTGTTCCTCTCGCCGTTGCGCTGGTCGCAGCTCGGTCAACTGATGGACAGCGCGGATCGCCCGCTGTTCCCACAGGTTGGCCCGATGAACGCCTTCGGCAACGTGCAGCCAGGTTCGGCTGTCGGCAACGCCTTCGGCTTCAGCGTGGTCGTTGACCGCAACTTCACCGACGAAATGATTGTCGGCCACCCAGACGGGTTTGAAATCTTTGAACAGCAAAAGGGTGCTGTCCAGGTCGAAGCGACCGACGGTTCGCTCTCGCGCATCATCAAGTTCCGTGGCTACTTCGCCACGTTGCTGATTGATGCGTCGAAGTTCAAGCGCGCCGCGTTCGTCTGATCCAACAGATTCCTTCCTCCAGGGAACACTGAACGGTGGCGACGTACACAATCACCCATAAACAGGTGGTTTCAAACGTTGCCATCGTTCAGTTGTTGGAACCTCTCGCATTCGAGGTCGGCCAAAGCATCACCATTGCCGGCGTCAACGCCACTTGGAACGGCAGCCACAAAATTCTTGCGCTGCCTGAGTATTACCTCACGGGCGTCACCGAACAGGGCGATTACACCTACGACACGTCGCGCATCATCCCTAACCAGGTGCTGTTTGCGCTCACTACGGATGACGCAGAACGCGCGGCCGCAACCGGCACCGTCACCTACTCGGTTACGTGCACGTGGATTGTCCTGGGCGATTTAGAGGATTACCTCGGCTTCACATTCACCAGCCCCAGCGCTGACCTTGATGTTGCCAACATGGCCATCTCGGCCGCCAACGCTTTCGCTTTCCGTCGACGCCAGGAAGCCGGCTACTGGGATTCGCCCAGCACCGCACCTGATGGTGCAGCCAAACTCGGCACCGTGCAATACGCCGCAATCCTTTACCGTGAGCGCGGCAGCACCGAAGCCTTTGCAAGCTTTGATCCGTTGGCCACAGGCGGCCCGGTCACAGGCAATTACGGCCAGATACTGCGTCTGCTCGGCTGCGGCAAACCACAGGTCGCCTGATGCCCGACACGCTGTTCAAAGAGGGCTACGACCAGCTCGTAACCAAGCTCAGCACAATTACCGGGCTGACGGTGTTCAATGATCCGCGCAACATCAACGTGCCGTGCGCAATCGTTGAAGCGCCAAGCATCGAGATGGCCAGCAACGTCGTGGCCGACATGGAATTTCGTGTCGTAATCGTCGGCATGGGCACCGGCGACAACCGCACACTCGATCAGCTGCTTGATTTGGCTGATTTGATTCGAGCCGCGCAAATCGGCCTCAATACAGCGCGCCCCACAACCGTCAGTTACGGTGGCGCCGACTATCCGGCTTACGAGCTCGTCATACGCACCAAAGTCGCACCGTAGACCTACTAGACTGCCCACAAGGCTTGCAGCGGCCGCCAACCACAGGAGAACCGCTACATGGCCGTTGCAACCACCTACCTCGCATCCCCCACTTTCGGCATTGGTGTCAACCTTGCCGGCATCAAAGATTTGTCAGACCAGTGCAAGAGCGTGGTCATCACCAAGTCGCGTGAATCGCTCGACGCCTCCAGTTTCGGCTCATCGGCTCGCAACTACGTGGGCGGCCTTACCAACGTGACCGTCACTGCGACGCTGTTGATGGAATACAGCGCGACGCCTGGCACCTACGTCGATCTCACGGCCCTCGTCGGCACCAATGTCTACGTCGCGGTCAAGCCGACCAGCGCCGCCATCTCGGCCACCAATCCGGAATTCCAGATCACTGGCGGCTACCTCGAATCGCTGGATGTCGTCAATGCCGCGCTCGGTGAGCTCTCGGAAGTGGAAATCACCATCACTGGTGGCACGCTCGTCGAAGACACAACGGCATGAAATTAACAATTCAGGTGTCGTTTAAGACACCGGCAGGGCAACCAGTCAGCGAAACGGTCACGACGACCATCGCAACTGCCGCAGCGTGGGAACGCAAGTTCAAGCGCCGCGCATCCGATCTACAAGGCGGCATCGGTA